GGTTAATGGCTGTTAAACGCGCTGGTCAAACTGGCGAAGTTGATAAGCGTTTCCAAGCTGCTACTGCTTATGAAAAAGTTGGCGAAGACGGCGGTTTCTTAGTTCCTGAAGAGATCTCTCAAGCGATCTTGAAGAAACTAGAAGTTAAAGAATCTTTGATGGCGTCAACAACTGCCCTACAAGTTAGCGGCAATGCTTTGACAATCAATATTGACGAAAGTCAACCGTGGAACCAAGGCATCCAAGCATATTGGACTGCTGAAGGCGCTGCGATTACTGAATCAAAGCCATCTTTTAAACAAGCTAGCTGGAGACTTCAGAAACTTGCTGCTCTTGTTAAAGCGACTGACGAATTGCTTGACGATGCAACTGCCCTTGAGTCGTACATCAAGTCTTCTGCTCCAGACGCTTTTATGAACAAGATCAACGGCGCTATCATTAGCGGTAACGGTGCTGGTAAGCCTCAAGGTATCTTGAGTTCTCCATTCGCAGTTACAGTTTCTAAAGAGGGCGGTCAAACTGCTGATACAGTTAATGCGTTAAACGTATTAAAAATGTACGGTCGTATGTTCCCTTCTTCACGATCAAGCTGCGCTTGGTACATCAACCCAGCGGTTGAAGATCAACTTCGCCAAATGGTTGACCCGAACGGCAACTACATCTATATCGCTCCAGGCGGTCAATTGAACCAAACACCTTATGGAACATTATTGGGTCGTCCAGTAATTCCTTTGATGGGTTCAATGCCAGCACTAGGCGACTTGGGTGACATTATCCTTGCTGACTTGTCTTACTACTATATGATTCGTAAAGCTGGCGGCATTAAGTCTGCTACTTCGATTCATTTGTTGTTCGACAAAGAACAAACAGCTTTCAGATTTTCAATGCGCTTAGATGGCCGTTGTCCTTACTCTGCTCCAGTTACTACGGAGTTCGGTTCGTACAGCATGTCAGCTATCATATTGCTAGAAGCTAGATAATAAAAACTCTGGGGGCTTATAGTAAGCCCCTGGGCCCTGACTCTAAACTTACTTATTTAAGGAGATTTAAAAATGGAAGCATTCTTAGCAGAAAAATTAAACTTGGCTACTGGACTAGTGCCAGTTGACTTGAACACAGCGGCAAACCCAGGTCTTCGCATTAGCATGAAGAATGCTAAACGCGTTAGCTTTGTGGTTATCATGGGCGCATCTACAGCGGCAGTAACAGACTTCACTTTCCAGCAACACAATGCTGCAAGTGCTGGTACTACTAAAGTTCTTGCGCACGACAATCCGTACTACCATAAGACAAGCGCAGTTAGCGTTTTCACAAAGGTAGTTCCAGGTTCGGCTGTAAGCAATATCGTTCCAACAGCGTTTGCCTCTCTTGGCGGCGTGATTGTATTTGAAGTTCTCGCTGAGAACTTAGATGTTGAAGGAAACTTCGCATGGGTATCTTTAGACATTGCTGATTCAACTGCCGCTAAACTTGGCGCAGTAATCGCAATCGTTGACGAAGATCTACACCCAGCGTACGCAATAGCTAGATAATTAAAAAAGCGGTAGGGTTATGGTCTGCCGCATTGGGGGAGGAGAAATCCTCCCTCACTACTTTTACACCACACTGGAGAAACCAATGAAACTAATGAAGTTCAATGTAGACGCTTTTTATACCGATCTGGAAAACCCTCTTTATCTAAAGGGACAGGTATATAAGATTGAAGACAACATGGTAGCCCGTTGGTTAAAACGCGGAGCAGAAATTGTTGAAGAAGTAGCAGTAGTTCCGGAACCAAAAAAAGAAGTAGTTGAAGAAGAGGAAAGCCCTGTAGTAGAAGTTGAGTCTTCTAGTAAAAAGGTAAGCAAGAGATCGTCTAAGTAAGACTTTAGCACGGGGGACTTATGGGTTTTTGGAAAAGAATATTTTCTAGGTCTACTTCAGCGGAGAGCGATATTAGCGCGGCAAAGAGGCCGTTCTACTTTCGCGGCAACACCCTAGTAAATGAAGATAGCTCTATGCAAGTTGCCGCATTCAATCGCGGAATTATTTATATTTCAAGTCAGATAGCTAAACTTCCGTGGGACGTAAAAGACGCTACCAATAATATTATACAGGGGCCTATATCTAATCTTTTAAACTTAGCCCCAAACAAAGAAATGAACGCATTCCGTTTCAGATTATTTATGATTCAACAGGCGATTATAAACGGAAACTCGTACGCTGAAATAGAAAGAAATAACGTAGGAACACCGATAGCTTTGTGGCCGCTAGTAAGCTGTCAAATGGAACTTGTGCGGGCGCAGAATGGCGACCTAGTTTACAAGTATTCTGGCGGAGACGCAGAGTCAGTTTACCTACAACCCAAAGATGTATTTCACTTACCAAACTTTCATACTAAAGACGGACTTGTTGGCCAGGGCATAGTTGCTTATGGAAAAGAAGTTCTTGGCATTCAACTTGCTGCCGACAATATGGCCAGCGGGATATTTCATAACAGTGGGATTCCTAGTGGTATATTAAAACATCCTGGGAGACTATCCGATGAAGCATACGACCGCCTTAAAAAATCTTGGGCAGAACAATCTGGAGGAAAAAAATCCGGATCAACAAGTATCCTTGAAGAAGGAATTACCTACGAATCTGTCAACGTCGAGCCCGAGGCTTTACAGTTCTTGCAGTCAAGACAATTTGGAGTTCTCGAAATTGCGCGGTTCCTTGGAGTCCCTCCTACAAAACTATTCGACGTCACAGCCGCAACATACTCAAACGTCGAAAATTCTAACCTTGAAGTTGCCACGGACACGCTAGACTCGTGGGCTACAAACTTAGAAATGGAAGCCGATGTTAAGATTCTTAATTATCGTTATGGGGGCCGCTTTACTGACATTGATCTTTACGCAATCTTCCGTGGAGACATGCAAACTCGTTCAGCATATTTTAAGTCCATGATAGGAATAGGAGCTATGACTCCTAACCAGATCAGAGCCCGAGAAGGACTTTCTCCGTACCCAGAGGGGGACGACTATTACATTGCCACTAACAATCTAACTCCAGTGGACATGATTCAGGATTTGATAGAAGCTGATATAACTCAAAAAACTAAACCAGCGCCAACTCCCGCAGCAAAGCCGAAGGAAGAAATAGAGACTAGTTCTGATTTGGCGAAAGCAGCAATAACCTACTTAATGAAAAAATAGGGCTTAATGGAAAATACAATCCTGATAGCCCTATTAACAAAATTAGTAGATGAGAAGATTTCTCAGCTACCTCCGCCGACAGGCGCGCGGGGGCCAAGAGGACAGGTAGGAAGACGAGGAGAAAAGGGCAAAGACTTTTCTATCTTGGAACATGAAGAAGCAATTCGTTCGTGGATAAAACAATACTCATTAAAATTTGAAGATCTTACGGCAGAAGAAATATCTCAGCTACGTGGAATGGTCGGGCCAAAAGGTAAAGACGGCAAAGACTTTGTATTTGCAGACCATGAAGAAACACTCAAAGCGTGGGCGCGAGAGTTTTCATTAAAGTTTGAAGATCTTACGGCAGAAGAAATAGAAGCTATCAGGGGACAGCATGGGCGAGACGGACAACACGGTAAGGACTTTGACTTTGATGAGAACAGAGAAAGAATTTCTGGACTCATTAAATCCGCAGTTGAGGAAATGTCTGAAGGACTTAAACTTAAGTTCTCAGATTTGTCGGCAGAGGACATCGAACAATTGCGTGGTTCTCGCGGACGAGACGGTCGTGACGGCAGTCCAGGGAAAGATTTTGTTTTTGAAGAACACAAAGAGTTTTTCGAGTCCCTAAAACTAAAGTTCACAGATCTTACTGGCGAAGAGAAGAATGATTTAAAACTAAAGTTCTCTGACCTTACGGACGACGAAAAGAACTCCCTCAAATTACTTTTTAAAGACCTTACTCCAGACGAGGTTCTATCGTTGCGTGGCCCAAGGGGTAGTCGAGGTCAGCGCGGAGTTCCCGGAAGAGACGGGACGGACGGAAAGAGCGGACAGTCTATTAGAGGATTG